GGCCTATAACCAGACAGCAATGGGTATTGCCGAAGAGGATGACGAAGGGGATTGGTACTCCAGTGGAGCTAGCTATCCGAGTGCTGTAGCAGCCGTGATGAAACCGGCGTCGGGCGGCGCGGCGGTAGCACCAACAAGTACATTATCCGGCCCGCTTGGCGGCCCATTGGCAGGAGTGTTTTAATGATATCTTTTTTCGGCGATTTCGACACAACCGAGACGGTTTATATTCCATTCAATACGTTTTCAAGCGATGACCCTTCGGCATCGGTGACGATTACAAATCTTGCCGCGGCCGATATTGAGATTCATAAAGACGGCAGCACAACGCAAAGAGCATCGGACAACGGAGTTACGGTTACGATTGACTTTGATTCCATTACCGGAAATCACATGGTAGCTATTGATTTGTCGGACAATTCCGATGCGGGTTATTACGCAAACGGCAGTCAGTATGCCGTAAGAATGGAAGGAACGACGGTAGACGGCGCGACAATCAATGCGTGGATCGGATCTTTTTCGATTGGCCGCACGCTAAGGCCGACAACGAATGGTCGAAAACTGGATGTGGAAACCGGTGGATGCGCCGGTATTGACTGGGGTAATGTAGCAAATAAAACAACTGCCAATGATTTAAGCGCTACCGATATTCAGCTTTGCGATACTGTGACCACTCTTACTGGACACACCGCACAGACCGGCGATAGCTTTGCCAGACTAGGCGCACCTGCCGGAGCAAGTGTAAGCGCGGATATTGCTACGGTTGACGGCAACGTTGATTCAATTCTAACAGATACCGGTACCACACTTGAAAACCATTTGACTGACATAAAAGGAACAGGGTTTGCAAAGGATACGCATTCATTAACAGATATCGAAGGCTATGCCGATCTCATTGACGACGGCACTTCGGGACTGGCAAAGATAGCAACTGATGTGGCTGCTATTTTAGTGGATACGGGCACGACGCTTGATGGCAAGCTCGATACCATCGACACAAACGTCGATGCAATACTTGTAGACACGGGTACGGATGGCGTTATTGTAGCAACCAACAACGATAAGACCGGGTACGGGCTTGCTAATGACGCGATCACTTCCGCGAAATATGATGAGACAACGGCCTTCCCCGTGGTGTCCGCAGATACGGGAGCCACGCAAATAGCGCGGGTAGGCGCAGACGGGGATACCCTTGAGACCTTGAGTGATCAGATAGATGCGGTACCCACGGCAGCCGAAAACCGCACCGAGATGGATAGCAATAGCACGCAGCTATCGGCGATTGTAGCCGATACTAATGAGCTTCAGACCGACCTGGCAGATGGTGGGCGGCTTGATCTTCTTATCGATGCGATAAAAGCATTGCTCGATGACGCACGTACTGAGCCCGGCCAGGGCGCACCTCCTGTTAATCCGGATTTGGCGACGAAGGTAGATTATCTCTATAAAGCATGGCGCAACAAGATGACGAGCGATAGCGACAGTGTTGACCTTTACAATGACGCAGGCGACACCGTTGACCAAAAGCGTACAATTTCGGATGACGGTTCCACGTTTACTAAGGGTGAAATGGGAAGCGGTGCGTAATGGCGATTGACACGCAGGCCAAGCGTGCAAGCGTGCTACACATTATACAGCCCGACGGCACTATTGCACAAACGGATCGGCAAACAATACTCTGGGTGTACGGTGGTATTCTATCGGGAGAATTGAGTTTTGGCGATTATGTCTATGTGTCATTGGTTATAAGTGATTGGATAGCGCAGAGTTTTACGGTCGGGGAGTGGGCAGATATGTCCCATGTTATTATCGAAAGGATAGCTCAAAGCTTGGAGATTGAATAATGAGATTAGGAACGGTTGTAAAAATAACATCCACCGTGACAATAGATGATGGTTCAACGGCTGATTCGATGGCTATCACAATATATGACCCCTCGCGTACCGCTTTAGTGAGTGCGGCGGCGATGACAACGGGCAGTACTGGATCTGAGTTTTATTATCTGTATCAGTCTTCCACTTCCGATTTACAGGGAGACTATCGGGCTGTTGTGAAAGCAACGGAAAGTACGAATTACGGAATTGGTGTGAAGGATTTTAGTTTAACTAAAATACTTGATTGATGTATAACGAAAGTAAAGCTGATAGAGCTGTAAGGTTTATTCAGCGATTAAAGCATACGAAGGACCCCTTCTACGGGAGTCCTTTTTTATTGCACGATTGGCAGAAAAAAATTGTTGCTGATATTTTCGGCACGGTCAAGGAGGATGGATACCGGCAATATAAAACGGCGTATGTAGAGATACCGCGTAAGAATGGCAAGTCGGAATTAGCGGCGGCGATTGCTTTGAAGCTTCTTTTTGCTGACGATGAGATGGGCGGTGAGATTTACGGCGCTGCATCGGATACGGATCAGGCTTCGATTGTGTTCAACGTGGCTGTCAACATGGTTCGACAGGCTCCAGGGCTTGCCAAAAGGTGCAAGATTGTCGAATCAACTCGGAGGATAATTGTTCCTTCGACGGGTTCTGTGTATCGGGTGTTGTCATCAGATCACGCAAGCAAGCACGGATTTAATGCGAGTGGAATAATTTTTGATGAACTACATTCACAGCCGAATAGTAAATTATATGACGTTTTAAGTACATCGGGTGGGACAAGGCGGCAGTCTTTACTTTTTGCGATTACTACTGCCGGATATGACAGGGAATCTATTTGTTGGCATATGCACCAACATGCCGAACAGGTTTTAAATTTGGTTATTGAAGACCCATCTTTTTATCCTGTTTTATATACACTTCCAGAAGATGAGGATTGGCAAGATGAAAAAAATTGGTACGTTGCAAATCCGGCATTAGGTACTGATGAGGAAATAGCCGAAGGAAAGGGGTTTAGACGCATTGAGGAAATGCGAGAGCAGTTTATACAAGCGCAACAGATACCAATTTTCCAAAACAAGTTTAGAAGATTGTATCTAAACCAATGGACAAGGCAGGAGAACCGTTGGTTAGACCTAGACGCATGGAATGCATGCGGGAAGAAAGTATTTGTAGAAGATGCGGAAGGCGAATCCGCATGGGCTGGGTTGGATTTGGCTTCGACAACAGACATCGCCGCTTTTGTCGTTGTGGTGCCGGATTCGGAGGGGTATGACGTTTTACCGTATTTCTTTGTGCCAGAAGAAAAAATAGATGAGCGAGCAGTTAGAGACAAGGTGCCGTATGATTTATGGTCGAAAGAAGGGTTTATTGAGGCCACACCGGGAAACGTAATCGATTATCGGTATATCCGAAAGCGGATAAACGAGATAGGTCAGATTTTCAATATACGGGAGATTGCTTTTGACCGATGGGGCGCAACGGAGATTATACAGAATCTTGAAGATGACGGGTTTACGGTTGTGCAATTTGGGCAGGGGTTTGCTTCGATGGCTCACCCGACGCGGGAGTTGTTACGGTTGGTTTTAGACAAAAAAATCCGTCACGGTGGGAATCCGGTGTTGCGATGGATGGCTGACAACATGACCGTGAAACAAGATCCGGCGGGAAATGTAAAGCCGGACAAGTCAAAGAGCACCGAGAAAATAGACGGGATAGTAGCGCTGATAATGGCACTTGATAGAGCATTGAGGGCCGAAGGATCGAGTGTATATGACGAGAGAGGAATGATAACGCTGTGAGCATATTCAAACGGGAGAAGCGGAGCGGGGCGTATAAAAAAAGCGTGGCCGAAGCCGAGCTTGCAAAGATGCTCATGGGCGGCGCTACTACGAGCGGATTACATGTTGATCGTGTGACTGCCATGGGAGTGTCTGCGGTACATGCTTCCGTGAGGTTGCTGAGCGAAACATTAGCGAGTTTGCCGACGATACTGTATAAGAGATTAGAGAAGGGCAAGGAGCGGGCTGCTGACCATCCGGTGTATGACCTTTTGCACTTGAGGCCGAATCCTGAGCAAACTCCATTTTATTTCAAAGAGACTTTAATGCACCACGCGGTGCTTTTAGGAAATGGGTATGCGCGAATAGTGCGCGATAAACGTGGTTTTCCAAGAGAGTTATGGATTCAAAACCCGCAGGAATGGGACGTTAAACGTATTAATAATCGCAAGGTATATGTGCGCGAGCAGCCGAAAGAGATAGTGCCTATGGGAGATATGCTGCATATTTCCGGGTTGGGATATGACGGCATGAAAGGTTATGACACGCTGACGCGGATACGTGATGTCATCGGTCAGGCAATGGCAGTTGAACGATATGGAGCCGAATTCTTCAAAAACTACGGTGGACCGGGCGGGTATTTGAGGCTTAAAGGAAGGCTAAAAGACAAGGATGCGGTGGACCGGCTAAAACATTCCTGGAACAAGGCGCACGCTGATTGGGGCAATAAGGAGTCTATCGGTGTTCTGGAGGATGAGGCCGAATATATCCCGATAGCGGTCGCACCGAATCAAAGCCAGTTCATCGAGACGCGGCAATTTATTATTACGGAGATAGCGCGGATATTTCGCGTACCTCCGCACTTGATAGCTGATATGAGTCATGCAACGTTCAGCAATATTGAGCATCAGGGTATTGAGTTTGTTGTCCACACTATGCGTCCCTGGTTGGTCCGGTGGGAACAGTCTTTGTCTATGTCGCTATTGAGCGATTTGGATCAGAAAGATTATTTCTTCGAGTTTCTTGTTGACGCTCTGTTGAGGGGCGATATAGCGGCGAGATCGCAAGCTTACAGGACGTTTATAGAAATGGGCGTGTATTCACCCAATGAGGTGCGTGAATTTGAAAACAAGAATCCGGTTGACGGTGGTGATGCTCACTACGTTCCGATGAACTGGATTCCTACGGAAATGGCGGGGCAGACTTCTTTCGGCCAGCCGGCAGAACCTGACGAAGAAGAGCCGGAAGAAGGGGAAGAGAATTCTTTCCGGGAGCGGCGGGCTGTTCGGTCTGCGCAGGTACGGCATAGAACCGCTAAGATTTATGAACGGTTATTCAAGGATGTGGCTGATCGTATTATTCGTAAAGAAAGCCGGGATCTGAAAGAAGGAGTAGAGAAGTATCTGACCACACGCGGGATTCAGGATTTTGATTTATTTCTCGACAAATACTACGAGGGGTTGCCTGAGTATATCAGGAATCAGGTAGCACCCACGTTTAGGACGTTTGCTGAGGAGATTAAGAGAGAGATTGCCGATGAAGTAGGCGGATCTGATACCTTACAACCTGAAGACGATGTGTTTATCCAATCGTTTGTGACTGGATTTGCATATAGATATATAGCTAAGAGCAGGTCTGATTTACGAAAATCGCTTGATGCTGCCGTGAATGAGAATCTTGATTTGGCCGAGGCTGTAGATGGGACATTTGACCACTGGGAAGAAACGCGGGGGGCAAACATTGCTTTGAGCGAAACAGTACGGAGTTCAAACGCGTTTGCCAAAGCGGCTTATATATTGGCCGGCGTAACTGTTTTGCGATGGGTTGCTCTTGGGGCGGAGACCTGTCCGTTGTGTCAATCTATGAATGGTTCGATTGTTGGAGTGGATAAGTTTTTCTTGCTCCCGGATGACCAAGTGATTACGGCAGATAAGGAATTGAACGTACAAAGCAAAGTAGGCCATCCGCCATTACATAACGGATGTGTCTGTCAGATAGTGGCGGGATAATATGCCCTTACCGAAACCAAATGATGGAGAAGGGAAAAAGAAGTTTCTGGACCGTTGTATGGGAAATGCGATAATGACGGATGAATATCCAGATGAGAAACAACGATATGCGGTCTGTAATAGCTTATGGGAGAAAAAGGGGTTAGGGATGGAAAAGGAAGTACGATATTTTGATGTTGAATTACGGATGTCCGAAGATGAAAGCCCGAAGATAATTGGACATGCGGCAGTGTTCAACCAGTGGAGTGAAGACCTTGGCGGATTCCGTGAGAAGATCAGGCCAGGCGCTTTTAAAAAGACGCTGAAGGAATCTGATGTGCGTGCTTTATTCAACCACGATTCAAACTATGTATTAGGTCGAAACAAAAGCGGAACGTTAGGTCTATCCGAAGATGATACGGGATTGGCGATAGAGATTGATCCGCCGGATACTACATGGGCAAACGATTTAAAGGTGTCAATGAAACGTGGAGACGTTAATCAAATGTCTTTCGGATTCCAGACGGTAAAAGACGAATGGAATAACGAAGATAAAGACAAGATAGAGAGGGAATTAGTTGAAGTGAAGTTATTTGATGTGTCGGTAGTCACGTACCCGGCATATCCGCAGACTAATGCACAAGTTAGGGCAATGGTTCAGCAACTCACCGATGAGCCGGTCCCGGAGGACCACTCGGAGGAAGTCGAAGACGAGCCGGATAAGAGTTTCCACTCGTTAAGGAAAAGACGTTTAGAGCTTGCGGAACTTGAAATAGAAATACAAGGAGAATAAAGAATGAAGATTAGCGATATGAAGCAGAAACGCTTCAAGCTGGTCAAAGACGCTCGCGCTCTCCTGGACTTGGCCGAGAAAGAGGAAAGAGACCTTACAGCCGAAGAGACTACGAAATATGAGAATATGATGGCTGAGGTTGATTCTCTTGGAGACAAGATCGAGAAGGAAGAGCGGGTATCTGCAATCGAGACCGAGATGGACGATTCGGTAGAGGAAATTGACAGGGGTCAGCCGGATAACATCGATAAAAAGCGACATGCGGAAGCGTTTAGAAAGCTGCTTGCAGCTACGAATACCAATGAGTATATCAGGGCGATTCAGAACGAGGCTCTTGAGCAGAGAGCTTTGCAGATGGATTCTGATTCCGCTGGTGGTTATACGGTAGCTCCACAGCAATTTGTTGCAAACCTAATCAAAGCGATAGACAATCGTGTGTTTATGCGGCAGTTGGGTACTGTGTACTCCGTGCCGAAGGCCGAAAGTCTGGGTGCACCTTCGCTCGATAATGATCCTGCCGATCCGACCTGGACTTCAGAGCTGTTGATTGGCGATGAAGATTCTACAATGAGCTTTGGAAAAAGGGAACTCTTCCCTCATCCGCTTGCGCAGTATATCAAGCTGAGCAAAAAGCTTGTCAGAGCATCTGCTCTTAATATTGAGCAGATAGTAAGAGATAGATTGTCTTACAAGGCTTCTGTAGTTGAGGAAAACGCCTTTTTGAACGGTGATGGCGTGAACAGTCCTCTTGGCGTATTTACTGCATCCGATGAGGGAATTAGTACCAGCAGAGATGTATCTACGGACAATACTGCGACTGCTATCAAGGCTGACAATTTGATCGAATGTAAATGGACGCTGAAAGATGGCTATTGGGCTCGCGCACGGTGGATTTTTAATCGTTCTGTGTTGAAGACCATTAGGAAGTTGAAGGACGGAGAAGGGCAGTACTTGTGGAGACCAGGGCTTCAGGGCGACCGTGGTGATACAATTCTTGATGTTCCGGTGATTATGAGCGAGTACGCTCCTAGCACGATGACTGCCGGATCATATGTCGGTATTATTGGCGATTTCAGTAACTATTGGATAGCCGATGCACTGAGCATGGAGATTCAGGTACTCGTGGAATTGTTCGCCGCGACCAATCAGAATGGTTACGTCCTTCGTAAAGAGACCGACGGAATGCCCGTTCTTGAAGAGGCGTTCGTCCGAGTCACTCTTGGAACGTAAGGAGGTAAGGAATGAATCTTATAAAAAATATTGATGCCAAAACTGTAATCCTGGAAAGTACCGCCGGAACTAGTGATTTGAGTAGCATAGCGGTGGTTGATATGCAGGGTTACGAGGGATGTCTATTTGTCGGGTTGCTTGACACCGTTACCGCAGCTGGTACGGTGCGAATGTATCCACGTCACAGTGATTCTACGTCTACCACGGACCTTGTATCTTGTACGGGTGCTGCTTATATAGCTGGCACTACGGCGAGTACTACGAGCCATGATGGGCAGACTATATTGCTTGATGTGTACAAACCACAGAAACGCTATCTTGGCGTGTATGTGGACAGGGCAGACCAAGCAAGTCAAATAAATGTAGTTGCGATTCCGTATGGTAACAGAAAGGGTCCGATTACTCAATCGACCGGTGTATATGGAGTGCTTGATCCGACGCTGGCAGTCTCGCCGACTACCTAAGGAGGTTAGACTATGGCTGATGATTATCCACTGATTTACACAGCGCAGGGTGCTACTGAGCTTGTTGTGCAATCATCGGGATTGCTCTCGATGGATGGCTCAATGGATATTAGCGGGGATGTTGATGTTGAGAGCGGAGGCTCTATCGATGTCGAGAGCGGAGCTACTGTAGATTTTGAAGCCGGTGGGTATTGGACGCTTCCTTCAAGTGAGGAAGTAGTCGGAACCACAGCAAAGAATTTCGGGATTTCCAGTTTTGATGGGAGTACTGCGGCGACCGGACAGCCGCAGAGTACAGCGCCGTTCTACATTGAAGCTCCGGTAGCGGGATGTCTGAAAGTGTTATACACCACGGGTGTAAGCACCGGGTACGAGATTACCGTTACCAATTCTACGAGTGTTGTATTTGAAAGTCTCGGCAGTTCGGCAACAACGGATTTGCATTGTTGGTCTTCCGATTCGACCGGCAATCCGCAAGTAGCATATCTAATCGGACTTGATACGTCAAAGTATATGGTAATAGCCAAGACATCCGGTTGGGTGCAGGGCTAAAAAATCATGGAGGGAGATATGGAGATTCAAGAAGTACGAGAAGGGGCGCCGGAAACGGCGCCCCTTTTAGTTGGCGCGAAAAAGAAGATTTGTATTGTCGGGTTTGCTCCCGGCAAGGAGAATGCGCCATACGATGATCCAAGTTTCGAGATTTGGGGCTGCAACGAAATGCACATGACAAAAGAAGTCAAGCGCATCGATGTGTTGTTTGAGCTTCATGACTTGGAATGGATCAAAGAAGGTAAGCGTTGGAAAGAGCATTATCCGTGGTTATGTAATAACAAGAAGATACCAGTGATAATGCAGAAGCATTTTGATGAAATACCGATGTCGATACCGTATCCTACACAGAAGATTACAGAAGAATTTGGACGGTATTTTACAAACACTGTATCTGAGCAAATAGCGTTTGCAATCTTGATCGGTGCCGAGGAAATACATCTATACGGTGTGAACATGGCAACCGACCAGGAATATGGAGCGCAGAGGCCGTCATGTGAATATTTTGTTGGATTGGCAAGAGGGCGCGGGATTAAAGTTTATATTCCAATGGAGTCCGATTTGCTGAAAAACTTTTATGTCTATGGCATAGAAGACGGGCAGATGTCGGTAATGTCTACCAGATTAGATGCGCTTCAAGCTGAAAGACAGAGCAGGATACAGTTTTTCCAGAATCGTATTGCCAATGATACAGCGGCAATGCATCAGGACATCGGAGCAGTCAATATGCTTGCTTATATCTCTAAGGCGTTTATCTATCCGAATAACAATTTACCGGAGAAGGTAGAAAAATGATTGTAACAGAGGCCGTAACGATCACCACGACCGGCGGCACCGGCAGTACGCAGTATAGTTCTAAAGTATTTGATGGGTATATTCATGGGTTTCAGTTTGAGAATAGCGATCTAACAAGTACAGGGACTATCACACTATCTGGTGAAACGAATGGTATTACCTATTGGAACGCCATCACCGCAACTACTGGAAATGTTGAAAACTATCCACGGGAAGTACCTGTTGAAACAAGCGGGGCAAGTACTGCACTCGCCGGTCAGGATATCCGGTTTCCTATTTCAAACGAACGTGTAAAAATTACTCTTGCGGGATTGTCTACGGGCATAACCAGCGGGACATTACGCATATTTGTTGAGGGGGCGAAGGCGGGATAATGGAGATCGAAGAGAAGAAACCGCAAGAAAACGCAATGCTCGAACGGAAGGTAGAGAAAGCGAAGCCACCCTATAAGCGGATATGCCGTGATTGTGGAAGAAAGACTATCGACGAGCATGAGACTATCTGCTTGAATTGTGGAAGTGGCACGAGAATCTACGAGGATAGATAATGGCAACGGGAACGGATACAGACAATGCCTTATTGGCTCTTACTGATGCGTCGGCATATCTCGGTTTATCTACTGCGAGTACATCAGACAACGATGATGCGCGCGATTTAATCAATGAGGTATCGTGGCGATTCAACGCAGAGACGGGGCGATTACTCAAAAGCCGCTCATACACCGAGTATTACGATGGCGATGGGTCTCAAGAACTGTATCTAAAAAACTGGCCGTTATCCTCGACAACTATCACGATTACGATTGACGAGAATCGGGCTTTCACTGACACCGATGATGTGGTGACTTCAACCGATGTCATGCTAACCACGGAATCAGGAAGAATCAGGCTTGATGATGATAATTTTGAATCTGGCCAAAAGAATGTGAAGATTGAGTATTCGGCGGGGTATTCTACATCCGACTCATTTGATTTGACTCACGCGGCTAAAGAGTTTCTTCTTGTCTTATATAACCGGCAGACTGCGAAAGAACCGGTTAACATGAGGACCGAAGCCTATGAAGGAATTAGCCGGACGTTTGAACCTGAGTTTCCGTGGAGTGTTATGAAGATTCTTAATTTATATCGGGAAGGACGGGCGTATTAATGCCACGGGGCGCACATACGGGGGATCTTACCTTAGAGCAGCTTGAAGCGAAGATAGATCGCTTTGCGCGAGAAATGCCTGAATATACGCGACAGGCGTTGAAGAAAGGTACCGATATGCTCCGCAAAGAAATGCAGAGTCGGTATCATGCTTCCGGTTTGCGCCGGCGCAGTGGTGATTTGTACCGAGCCATCAAAGTATTGAATGTTGAGCGATTAGGGAAAAAGGTGAAGGCTGCTGTTGGTGTTGGCATGGCTAGAGGTCATTCGCAGGTATACAAAGCTGTGGCGCATGAACTTGGAATGACTGTAGGGCGAGGAGTTACGCTTCCGCGTAGAGCATTTGTTGAACCTACAAAACGGGCAAAACTTGCACAAGTCCGCAGGATGATACTTGATGAGTTAATAGAGGGATATAAGCATGGCTATTAGACAGTCTATTTATGATGCAGCGAAAACCGTGCTTGAAGCATCCACGGCTATTAACTATGTGACTCGACAGATTTATGAAGATCCGTCGGGATGGAAAGAAAACCAGTATCCCGCAGTCCGGTTGATAGACGGTACGGAGATAAAATCTAGGCTGGCTTATCCTGATTCGACACAGCAGGACATGCAAAGCGAGTTCACGCTTGAATATGTCGGTTATGTCAGGAGCCGCAATCGCTCGTCTACTGAGATGATCGATGAGCAGAATGATTTACAAGTTGCGATAGAGAAAGCGATAATTAACAGCACGGCGTTAGATGATTTGACACAGGATGTAGTGCCGAACGAGCAAATGACTGATAGGGGGAATACAGAGGGATTGGGATGGATCACGGGAGGATTTGACATCCTCTATTACTATAATCATAACTCGCCATAGTGCGAGATAGAAAAAGGAAAATGGGCACCTGTTAAGGTGCCTTTTTTATTGGAGGAATAAATGGCGGCGACAGCAGGAAAAGATGGGAAAGTTGGAATAGGTACTGCCGACATAGCGTACATGGACTCCTGGAGCCTGAATCCCTCGATAGGCACTGCTGAGATTACGGCATTCGGGGATTCAGCAAAGGCGTTTGGATCAACGCTTAGAGAGTGGACAGTAAACTTTTCCGGGACATTAGACAGATCGGACACTGACCAGGCCGATCTTATGGACCAGTTCGAAGACGGGACGCTAGCGGATATTGCTATCCGGTGTTATACGGCGGCTGCTTCTTACTGGTCGGGGAATGTGAGATTGACAGGTCAGACGGTTAACTCTCAGGTGGGAGATAAAGTCAGCATTTCGTGGACTGGGCAAGGCAATGGTGCTCTTGCCTATACAAGTTCTTAAGGAGGCAACATGGCTGCTGCAATGGGTAAAGATGGTTTTATCTCCATAGATGGAACCACGACAAAACCGGCGTATATAGATTCGTGGTCATTGAACCCGGCTATTGGTACTGCCGAAGTCACGGCTTATGGTGATTCGGCAAAAGCATTTATCTCGACAATTCGCGAGTGGACGGTGACTTGCGGGGGTACGCTTGATAAATCTGATGCGAAACAAGATGCGGCGCTTGACCAGTTTGCAAGCACTGCTTCGAGTACTTCGTGGACGCTGAGATTATATGATAGTACATCTTATTGGACCGGGAGTGCGTATCTGACCGGGGCAACAATCAATTCGCAGGTTGGGGACAAGGTGAGTGTGACGTACAACTTTCAAGGTACCGGTGATCTATCTTATATAACGACTTAAACAAAGGAGGGGGGAGATGGCTGAATACACAGTACTAGAAAAAGAGGTTGAATACATCCCTGTTTGGGATGGTAATCGCGATAAGACAGAGCCTATTACTTTTACGCTTCGCTACCTGACGAATGCTCAGAGGTCGGCATGCATGAAGAACATTTTTGATGCCGACGGTAATTCATTGCTTGATATTGATAACGCCGCCCTTGTGAAAAATGGCGTGGTGAATATTGAAAATTTCAAGGTCAACGGGAAGGAAATAACCACGGCGCGTGAGTTTAATGCACTCACAAGTTTCCACGAATTACATACTGAAGTGGCGGTGCAGATAGCCGTGCTGAATGGGAGGCAGGACTCAAAAAACTGAGGATCGCGTTCCACCTTTGGCAAGAGGGTTGGTATGGTGCTGACATTTTGCCGATGAGCGCGGAGCGCGATTATCTCATACCGAAAACGGAATATGAAATTAGACGCGGTGATATTCCGTCCTATTTCACTGAGGAAATATTCCGGCAAATAGCGATGTGGAAAAGCTGGAAACGGTTAGGAAACAACGTATTTAGTGGTGGGTGGGCCGAATGGCCGGCCGTGTTTCTTGATGTGATCGAAGCCTTAGAAGACGAGTATTGTAAAAGGATGAATCGTGGCGACAGCAGATGACGTAAGGATTAATGTAATAGCCGAGACAAAACAAGCCATAGCTGGGATGGCGAAGTTTGCGGCGGGAGTGGGCGCTGCTGTGCTTGTCGCACGTAAACTTGTCCAGGTTGGGCGGGATATGGTTATGGCCTTTGCCGAACAAGAACAGGCAGAGGCTCGACTCGCTGCGGCATTAAAATCGACCGGTAGAGAGGCAGAGATAAATCAGGATGCCCTGGAAGACATGGCATCCAGTTTGCAAAAAGTAACCACGTATGGGGATGAAGCAACTATTAGCGCCATGGCGATGTTGCAACAACTCGCAAATCTGAATGAAGAGGGATTGAAAAAAGTAACTCCCGCTTTGTTGGATTTTGCAGCCGCACAAAATGTTGATTTGCAAACGGCAGCTCAACTCGTCGGCAAAACCCTGGGCAGTACTACAAATGCGTTATCTCGATATGGTGTTGTACTTGACGCCACAGCTCCCCCAGCGGAAAAACTTGAAGAACTTGTTACGGCATTAAATGAGAAATTCGCTGGTACGGCAGAGGCAATAGGTGCAACCACTCTTGGCCGATTGGAACAATTTAAAAGTGCTATGGGTGATTTGAAAGAACAAGGCGGCGAGCTTCTTTCTAAATTTCTTACCCCGGCCGCCGAAGCATTCACTGCTTTATTTGCTTCAATAAATGAAATATCAAATCGCAGGGCAGAACGAAAGGCTCTTGAAGATTATTTGAACTTCCGAGATACAGATTATGGACTTGCACTCAAAGAGCAGACTCGAATAATGTATGAAGCATGGGATAATTATTATGAAGCGAAGGCGCGGCTTGAAGATAAAGACTCCGCACGCAATCAAAGGAGAGCCGATGAAGCCAGAGAGATTTATGAAAAAGAAAGAGAAATCTATGAAACCTTGGAACGTGTAATAGGAAGACAAGCTGCTGCAGGAGAATCACTTGCTGGGGTGTCTGAAGAACTTACGCAAGGCCAACAAGATTATATAGATGTAACTGCCACACTTAATGAAGAGCTTGCCATGATAACCGAGAAAGAAGAAGCATTGGGCGATTTATATGACGATAGAGCTGCGCAAGTAAGGGCGGTACAGAAGGCCATAGAAGAGTTGGTGGAGAGAGGTTATCTGACAGAAAATGCCAACATACAAACACTCCTCGATACATACGGTCATTATTTGGAAAAGCAGGAAGAGGTAGAAGAAAACTACGGGATACTAGCGCAACTATCGGGGTTTATGATTGATGTCCTGGAAGCTGAAGGTGAAGCGCAGCGAACACTTAACGCGATGAAGGATGAAGGGGCATTGGCTGATATTGCCTTTCTTGAAACAGAAAAAAAACTTGCTGAAACAATAGATGATACTACACGGGCTATTGAGGCACAACAACTGTCATTTGATGAGATGGCCGCAACCCTTGCGCGATGGTCTCCAATGTATGCAGAGTTGGTCGAAGAACAGAATAAGGAATTAAAAGAGCAACCGGAAATATACAAAGATATAGCAACGGCGGCATTGCCCATATTCGAGGCAATGGGTGCCGGCATAGTTGACGCTTCAAAAGGTTGGGAAGCATTTAAGGAAGCCGCTAAAGACGCCATTGCGTCTGTGTTACGTGCTATCGCCAAGCGGGAAGCAGGATTAGCGCTTGCGGCGTTTGGCACTCCGGCGATGGCCGGTCATGCTGCTGCAGCGGCTGCTGCCTCGATAGGCGCTGGGTTTGTCAAAGCCCTTGCCGAGGGGGGGATTGTTACGCAACCCACATTGGCGCTTGTCGGCGAACAGGGCCCGGAAGCGGTAGTGCCTTTGAATAAAGGTAGTGTTGGAGGTAATGCATTAGTAGTTAATGTGTATGGCAATCTGTTGACCGAGCGACAGTTGATAGATGGCATTTTGAATCGTGCCGCAGCCCACATGAGACGGTACTAATGATTAACTCTATTGGATCGGCGTGGCGTTCTCACCTGGAGACCGGCTTTCCTCCTACGGACCGAGTATATGCAGATTTCCGATTGATTGAATATCCAGATTTAGAAACCGGCTCTGCGGCATACACGTTAGCGCGCGAGGACAACCTGATAGACCGGGCTAACTGCGAGAGTACTACAGCGCCGATGCTGTTAGACGAGACGGCGCCTAGTCTTAGTAACTGCACATTTGCGCGATCTTCGGATTATGCACATGGCGGTGATTATGCTTATAAATGCACAAAAACCGCGGCGGCAGGGAATTGGAGTTATTGTAGGCAGGTAGATAATACAA